TGGGTCAAGCCAACGCGCATACTCAATGTCTTCCATTGCTGTAGAACACTGCATAACGTTATCAAAAAGATAGATGTCGTTCCAACGTTTCATATACTCATTTTGTTTTTGCATACGATAGTCTGGTTTTCCATTTATCTCTAGGATACCTGCCTCAACGAAGCGGTATCCTTCACGCTCCAGAAGAACTTTGGTTTTCATATCAATTCAAGTAGATATAATCTGGATGTTGCACTTTAAATGAATTAACTTGTTCTTCATTTTTAAAGAACTTACGAAGAACAGTGTTTTGATGTTCTTTGAACAGATACTTTACTTCAATTAGTTTTTTCATCATGCAACCTCAACAGATTCAAGATCTTGAGCGATATACTCCATAAGCATTTCGTAGTCGTCAAGGGGGTCACCAGAAAATACGACGCCTTCGTTTTCGTAGAAGCGACGAACCTTTTTATAAAGTTTCGGATTCTTTACATCAAGGTAGATTTCCCCGTTAGCAGCAAGACGAAGAGTGCTAACATCTTTCTTGAATTTTTGGATCAGAGACATTGTTTTGTTTGTTGACCTAGTTATTATAAGGTGTTTAGACTTGTGTGTCAAGTGTGCCAGTGAAGTAACTGGCAATCGGGGTGACAGAATTCGAATCTGCGACTTCCGCTTCCCAAAAGCGGCGCTCTATCCAAGCTGAGCTACACCCCGTTGCGTTGAGTGGTCTTGCCTCCCAACAGAAGTATTATACTACTTCCTATGCCCCCTGTCAAACGGAGCCCAGTGTTGCCAGTTGTATTTATGAATTGCCCAGATGCCCATAATAGGCAGCACGATCAAAATGTATCCAAAAAATCCAAGTGTATAAGGGTTTTCTAATACCCAGCGAGCAAAGTGTCCCATTAGTATCCTCTCCAGGTCTTAAACTCATAATAGAAATATTGATCAACACTATTATCTAATGGGGCATCTTCTTCTTTATGTGCCCACTCAACACAGAACTCTACAATACGACAGTCGTGTAATGAACTGTGCCCCCACATTCTTACAAATGCTGATGCGGCAAAGTGATACCGCTGTCTAATGTGCGGTTCCGTTTCCTTTATACTTTTTGGAGTCATAGTACATTATTGCGGATATGCATTATGAAGTCCCCAGTAAATAAAGGACCCAATAGAACTAAACAGTAAAAGTGAAGATATAAAAAGGTTATTCATCGTCTTCGTCCTCGTATGTAGATGGTTCTTCAAATAATTCATCCATTTTTTGTCTTAAAACTATTTCTTGTAATTCTTGTAAGTCTTCTTCTGTAATCGTTATCATTTGTCCTTGAGTAGTTCTTCTATTCTTTTACGCATTGTTGTGCTATCTTGTTTCATATAGTCACGTAAAGAATAACCACGTTGATTTCTCATAATACAAGTTCCTTGATAGAACATAGTCGCAGCGAATACCAATAACAGGACAATGCCTATTAGTTCAGGGTAATGTTGAGCCATGGTAATACTGGCGGAATAACACCTACAAGTCGGAGGAGTCCTTCAGCAAATAAAGCAAGAACCACCCAACCGACGCACATACTAATGATAGAAGCATTACGGTTGTGTCGTCGTATAGCAGCATCAATCATCTCCTGAACTTCAGAACGAGTTACCAATTCTTCTTGTTCGTGCATCATTTTTCATCACCAAGAAATTTTGCCAGAGGGTCTTTTCTGGTCTTTATAATTTCAACTGATCTTTTGTAGAACATATTGTCTGTATTGCCAGACTGTTCAAACGTCTCCTTGATCTTCACCCAATTGTCGTAGGTACGTTGATCCATACGTTTTAAGGTTGAATATTATTAGTTATACTAGTGAGTACTTCTACTATGTCAAGTTTGTTAGGGTTTGGTGATAGTGTTTAAAAGATTATTAAATTCAGAGACCCAGAAGTTCTTTAAGTTCTTCTATTGAAAGTCCTGCTGCCTCTAACTTTTGTTGTGCTGTTAGAGGTTCTGGATTTAATTCTGAAAAATTTTGATTAACAATTTCATTTCCTTCAGACACCCAAGAATTTATAGCAGAATACGTAGAAGATTCTCTAATTTGATTTTCTTCATTATGAGTAAAACTATAACAAACTCCATTTTCATATTTAATTGTATAAGATTGATTACCACTTTCAAAAGTAGTAAGAATAACTGTGTTGATGTTCATAGTTCGGAAGTAATTAGGACATACGCATTAGCATTATTATTAATTCTTACAGATGCATAGTTACCATCTGTACCACCAGACAATCCACCAATATTAAGAGAAGTAGTAACTTCATTATTGGCATCAGTATTATATGAATAAGTTGGTGTACTTGATCCCGTACCACCACTAGATGATACTATTTGAATTGCTCCTGTTCCAGTAACAGTTCTATTTGTTGAACGCATTGGTGGATGAACAAGTTGTATAGTGACAGCCGTAGTTCCTCCCCAATTTCCTACAGGAAAACGAGTATATTGAGTATACCCAGTTCCATCTCCACCGAAACGGTAACAATACCTCTGACACAATGCCAGTTCTTGTCCAAAACTTCTTCTCTCAAAGGGTGTCGCAACGGTTCCTGCTTCTAGTTGAACTTGTGCAAATTGAATAGTTCCAGTATTTGTATCATTAATTTGAAAACTAACCCATAAACTATCATCATTATTAGATCCTATTGTTTTTCCAGAAATTGAAGGAACAGATGCTGTAAATACAAATTTTTGCCAAGAAGTTGTCAAAGATAAATTACCTCCAGATACACTTGTAACAACAGTACCAGAAGGTGATCCACCTGTACCAAAATATTGAACCAGACGAGCTCCGATATTTATAGTCCCACTTGTTCTTCTAGCATAAAAACTAAGAGTAACTTGCTCACCAGCAAAAGTTTCAACTCCTTCTATTTTTTGAGTGAATTCATAGTTTTGACTATTAGAACTAATATTATATTGTGCATAATATTTTGGATTTCCCGGTACCTCAGTTTGCCCTAAAGTAAAAGTTTGACGACTTGTAGTTCCAGTCCCACCAGTTACCCATCGGTCAATAGTATAAACTGATGACGCACTCATAGAAGTTGAAGTTCCTCTTTGCCAAATATCAAAATTCCCATTAATTATCCGGTTTCGGAGTCCAGATAGAGGACCATCATTCACAGAACCAATATAAGCAGTCGTAATACCAGCAGTTGTTACACCTACAATACTTGTTGCTCTTAAAGTTGCTGTAGTGGTAACACCAGAAACATTTAAGTTAGTTGGGTTTGATTGAGTAACATTAAGAGTCGCAATCGTGCTTACACCAGTCGCATTGATGTTTCCAGTTATATTTCCAACAAACCTAGTAGCAGTAACAATACCAGACGCATTTAAGTTCGTTACAGTAGGCAGTTCGGCACCACTGACAGTCAAAGCACCATCAACCGCTGAAATAGTGTCAGTTTGCCCGTTTATCTGAATACCCATTCGTCACAAAGACTTTTCTGGTATTTATAAAGCAGAGAGAGAGGGATTCGAACCCCCGGAGGCTTTCACCTCAAACGCTTTCAAGGCGTCCACTTTCAACCGCTCAGTCATCTCTCCATATGTTATAATATACACTATCTATTTAATTTTGTCAAGTGTATATTCGCTTACCCAGAAATAAAAAATATATCAGACCATCAAAGAACCGAATTGAATTTGAACGTATCCTTCATCAACTAGGATACAGAGATAACTCTCCCATCTTTTCAGAAAGAGAAAAAGAAAGAAGACAGATTAACTACTACTGTGAAGATGGTTCTGCGATGGCGGTGTATCTTTTTCTTATTCTATATGTAACCAAGAAAAGTTATATCTACCCAGCGTTTCTTCGTTTAAAAGCAGAAAATGATTCACAACTCAAAGAAAAAATTCAAAGTATTGCAAACATTATTCGCTTTGAAGAAAAGACTCGTGTTGCTGATGTTGGATGGGAAGCAAAATACACCAAGCAACCTAATCAATACACTATGCAAGACCGAACCAAAATTGTGTTTGATGTGTTCAAACAACTCATCGAAGCACTTTCACAAGGAATGTGTGGGAAGACTCCACGACCAGGTGATATCTTAGCAGCAAAACCACACGGACCCAAAATAAATGATGGGTTTAATGAGACTTCAATCACTATTGGAACTCGTCAGAGATACCTAGTCGCCAGAAGAGTAGGGTTTGGAACTCTGTACGAAAATGGTTTCTGTTATGCTCGTTATGATGAGAACTGCGTCTTAAGACCTATCTGATCTCAAAGTCTAAACGACGAACCTTACGTTGCCTTCTTGCTTCCTGAAAGGCAAGGTCTTCGTTTGAAAGAACACTAGACCTTATTTTATTACTATAAGAGTTCAACATAATAACATTTGATAAATCAACTGCTGAAATCTTATCTCCACGAATAGTCGCCATATTAGGACAACCGCAAGACAAAGTTTTTCCAGAGATGCCTTCCAACTCCTTACCACAGGAGCGGCATCTGATTCTTAAGTTTTCCATTACAGTATAAGTTTAATTTTTATTCAGTAAATGATCTGAGCATCCAAACAAACTTACCGTGTGACTCCATTAAGTCCTGAACCAAGTTTGCCGTTGCGTATGACTTTTGACCTTCTGCTTCTTCAGAAACTTCTGCAAAGAGTTCAATCAATTTTTTATTATCATCAAGAAGTTGTTTGATCATTCCCATCGCATCAATATCTTGTGCGCTATTTGATGCTTGTTCGACCCTAGAAACTTCTGTGCTTCTGGTTAGAGTGCTGAGTGGTTTGATATTCAGATATCTCATGTGCTCAGAGATACGATCTACTTCTCCAAACATCGCTTCATACTGCTCACCAAAGAGCGAATGAATCTGTTGAAAATCTGGTCCTACAACATGCCAGTGATAGACCCAGGTTTTATGAAATAGAACGAAAAGAGATGCTTGTGCATCAGAAAGTGATTTATATAAGGTTTCCATTATACTCTTTTTTGAGTATTTATAAGTGGGTGATGACGGGATTGAACCGCCGACCGCCTCGGTGTAAACGAGATGCTCTACCGCTGAGCTAATCACCCAAGAAATTAGAACTTGTTCATCATATATTCTACAGTAGTTGCTACATCATTCATAGCATCTCGTAGATTTTCTCTCTGTCCAGACTCTTGTCTTACAACTGGACGGTGATCGTCAGTTAGGGTCCAACGCCACTGTTTCATTTCATTACAATACCAGAGATTAATTTTCATTCTTTGAGTATTCCAGTTTGATCCAGTTTAGAAGAGCATAAACTTCAGACAATTCTGACTTATGATCTTGATAGTCAGTATCATCTAACATTTCCTCTCTTTCATAAAACTCAATCTCACTAGTCAAATAATCAACATAATGATTGATAGCAGTCATAGCGACTTCTCTATCACGCTGGGAAATAAGAGACATAGACCTCCTAACTCGTTATCTATAATACATTAAAAAGGGGGTTTCGTCAACCCCCCTCTATGTATCACTTCTCGCCTAAACCAACTTGTTTGACTTTGATGCGAGCCTTGTTAAGGATAGAACCAGCAAGAGGAACATAACCCAGATCATCAGCAATACCTTGTGCTTTGGTGCTCAGGGCATAGTTCAGTGCCTCGCGGACTGCTTCTGCCTTACCAGGAGCATAACCACTCTTATAGGCAAGAATCCAGGTCAGAGTGGAGATAGGATAAGCACGGTCGCCTGCGGGGTTGGGGTCTTCACCAGCAAGGGTCACGGGGTCAACCTTGATACCGTTCAGAGCGGCAGCACCGGTGACTGCAGAAGGTCCAACGAACTTACCTGCCTTGTTTTGAAGCACAGCAGCTTGGAGTTTGTTAGCACGAACAAAACCAGTGTTCAGATAACCAATGCTTCCAGGAGTATTAGAAAGAGTTCCAGCAACGCCTTCGTTACCTTTAGCACCGACACCAACAGGCCAGTTAATAGACTTACCTACACCAGCAGTCCAACCACCAAAAGCATCCAGAGAGTTGGTGAATGCGTAAGTGGTTCCAGAACCATCAGAACGATGAACAACTCGCATAGAACCAGCAGCACAACCAACTTCCTTCCAGTCCTTAATGTGTCCCATAAAGATATGGACAACTTGTTTCTGAGTCAGTTTCAGTTTACAACCAGGCTTGTTATAGGCAACAGCAATCGTTCCGCCGACCATAGGAATCTGAACGACACCACGCTTTACTTTTGCTGCTTCCTTTGCTTTGATAGGTTCATCAGTAGCACCAAAGTCAACAGTCCCAGCAACAAACTGGCGGACACCAGCACCAGAACCAACGGACTGGTAGTTTACCTTTTCACCAGTGGCAGAAGAGTAATCAACAAACCAACGCTGGTAGATAGGTGCAGGGAAGGTAGCACCTGCTCCGTTAATAGCAGGTCCAGCAAATGCAGCAGTAGGGGCAAGAGCAAGACCGAGTGTAGCAATATGTTTGAGTTTCATTGTAGGAAATCGTAGGTTAAGAAAAAGTTAAATAGTCCCTTACACCAAAAAACCTCCCCGAAAGGAGGTTTAGAGGTATCGTAGATATTATCAGAAACGGAAAGTCGTCTGAATCACACCACCGTAGTTATCCGAAGCTTGCTTCAGACCTTGGTTGTTGGACACATAGAAGACCGCAGGAGTCACGCTGATCGCATCGCTAACCTTGTAACGATAGAACGCTTCCCACATAATTGCCTTCTGGTCATCAGCAAGAGAAGCAGCATTGCCAGGAGCGCCAATAGCGAAACCAGCAGCGTTACCCTTCACAAACACGTCACTCCACTGA